ACGAAGTGAACAGAAAGTTCTTGTTTGACTCCATTATGAGAGAATTGCCCACAATAAAGGCAGCAGAGGAGTGGAGAACTCGCCTCATGGTGAACTACGACAGACTAGCAGCAAAACGAAAATTCATTTATTTCAAACCATGCTACAGAAAATACAAATGGAAAGGGATGGAACGAAGACCAGCAATAGTGCCTTTTGAACTTTGGGAAGACATGGTTGCGTCAAACACTTCACGATTCATCACCGCCAAACAGACAACGGTATACACAGAAAGCCGAAGAAAAGTACTGAAGGGATTACGATAAATGTCAATGTTCCCATCAAACATCAACTCTATAGTTGACAGCATTTCCCGCTCGGGACTGGCTTTCAGCAATCGTTACGAAGTCACATTTGAAGTCCCTGCTGGTTTCATCAAGGGCGACAGACAAACTATGGAAAACTTGACTGTGAGATGTGACAACATAACGATACCAGGTCGTTCTTTCTCAACAACTCCATATAGGTTCTATGGTCCAGCAAGAAATATGCCGTATGAACCCATATATTCGGGAGAACTCACAGCATCAATAGTGCTTTCATCCGACATGAGAGAGCGACAATTCTTTGAAGACTGGATGGATTTGATTTGCAGCAAAAGCAACTACAAATTTGAGTACTACGAAAACTATGTGACTACACTAGAGATAAAAGTCATGACGAAGGACGATATGCCTTCATATCGTGTGTTTGTTGAAGAGGCGTATCCAAAAATGATGGGAGATGTTCAGGTAGGATACGACAAAGAAAACGACTATCTGAAACAAGACATAACACTGTCGTTCAGAAAATACACACCAGAGTATCTTGGTATGCCACAGCCACAAAATCAAGGCAATCGCACCATAAACGAGATACTATCGCAAAATTCAAACCAGTACACAAATATCGGGGGATCCGTATACAGCGTCAATCCTCTAGGAAACCTGTCCAAGTTTGACCCACAAACAGCACAACCCCTCTTTAGAAACCAAAGAGGGTTCAACTCAAATAGAAAACCATAACAACTCGGTCTAAATAGATTATGTCTTCGTTGAAAGGATCACCATGATTTCTCTGAATCTGTCTAATGCGGCTATTCCACAGTACACCATGACTCTTCCAATATCAGGAATGACGGTAAAGTACCGCCCATTCTTGGTAAAAGAAGAAAAGGTACTGCTGATGGCTCTGCAATCAAAAAGCACCAATCAGATAAATGACGCTATGCGTAATGTCATTTCTGTTTGCACAAACGGAACAGTAGACACGCGAAAAATCTGTGCAGCCGATGCAGAATACGCTTTCCTGCAAATACGAGCAAAGTCTGTTGGCGAAGAAGTAAAACCACAGGTTCTGTGTAGTAATTGCGGAAAAGAAACTTCCGTCAAAATTCGTCTTGACGACATCAGCATATCAGAATCAGAAAAACCAAAGGTTGATGGAACCATAATCATATCAGACACACTGAGTCTGGTGATGCGATATCCTTCAATCCACGACATAGACTACGATAAAACAGAAGTAGACATTGCATTTGATGTTGCTGTTAGATGTGTGGATTCCGTCATTCTGAATGATCAGGTATATCAGCACTCGGACATCAATCCGCAAGAACTATCAACATTCATGGACAATATGCTACCAGATCAGTTTGCCAAAATCATGGAGTTTTTCCAGAGCACACCCGAGTTGAAATATCAGTTCAACTATAAGTGTCCAAACTGCGGAGAACAGGTGAATGTGGAACTGAAAACGGTGTCTGATTTTTTTCAGTAGCCCTCTGTCATAATGACTTGGGGGCATACTACCAAATAAACTTCAACCTCATGCAGCACCACAGATATTCGCTAGACGAAATAGAGTCGCTGATTCCTTGGGAGCGGGAGGTATACATACAAATGCTGATTAATCACCTGAAAAAAGAAAAAGAAAAGGTGAGTAATCGGAAGCGGCTGTGAACCCCTACATCATAAGAACAAGGGAGTCTCATGGCTAAAAAGTACTCAGAATCTGACATAAAACGCCAACTAGCAGCGCGACAAGGGCGCAATGCTAGAGGGCATTTCATGAGCCTCAAGCAAGAACAAAAACTATCAGCAGTACGAGCATCAAAAGTTGGTACTGCCCAATCTTTGCCATTTGAGGAAACTCCTGCAACAGAAGCAGAATCAACTCAGCAAATAGAAAACCAGATAGGAATAATTGAAGCCCTCATCCAACAGAGAAAAGAGATGGGGTTCGGTGATAGCAGTGAACTGGAAAACCTAGTTCTTGGTGGAAAAGACAAGAGGGGTGTTCGCTCAATATTAGAACAATACAAGAAGGATCTTGATACTAAAGATCCTGCATCTATTGCTGCTGGAGTCATGCTTGAAGAAGCAGCAAAACTATCAGAAGATTCTTTGTCTGCGTCACAAGAAGATGCAGCAAAGATATACAAGAAACTGAAATTTCTGAGACAGGTTGCAGAGAAAACAAAAGGCAAGCAATCAGAACTAGTAAAAGACCTATCAAAAATCATAGAGCCTATAGAGGCTCAGATGAAGAAAAGAGCATCGCTTGGCACTTTCATCCGTGAACAAGCCACTAGTTTCAGACGAAGACTTCCAGAATCAATCGCAGCAAGAATACCCGTCATCGGAGGAGTTCTATCAGACTTCCTGCGACAGAAGCGAACTTCCAAAGAAGAACTAGAAAAATACAGCGAAAACATACAAGAAAAAATATCACAAGGACGAATAGGCGGAAGTCGTTTGTCCAGCATACAAGGAATTCTTCGCGGAGGTTCTGGATCAGGTCTATCCAGACGAGAACAAGAATTTGAAACCACACGATCAACATTTCCAACAAAAACACTAGAAGCAATATACAAAGATGTAGCGGCTATTCGCAAATCAGTAGACAAAATATCAAAACGATCAATCTCTGGTTCTTCTGGAGAAGGACTGTTTGATGGAATGTTGTCCAAACTGGGCAATCGTTTCTTTGGAAGAAGATCAAGGCTCGGAAAACTTTTCCGTAGAGCAAAAATTGGCGGCAGACGAATGCTTCGTGGACTAAAAAACCTCGGAGCGCGAGGTCTTTCAAGAGCAAAGGGACTACTTGGAAGGGGATGGTCGGGAGCAAAGGGACTCTTTCAGAGAGGAGTCGGTGCTGCTGGAAGAATTGGTTCTCGCGCACTAGGAGCAATCGGAGGAATAGGATCTAAAATCCTACCTGCTTCGGTGATGTCAGCAGGAAAAACTGCTATGGGATCCGTGTCTAGTCTCGGATCTTCTGCACTGAAAACTGCCGCATCACTACCTGCTTCGGTGATGTCAGCAGGAAAAACTGCTATGGGATCCGTGTCTAGTCTCGGATCTTCTGCACTGAAAACTGCCGCATCAGTAGGATCATCAGCAGCATCTGCAACAGGAGGATTCTTCAGCAGCATATGGAGTGGAACAAAGAGTCTTGCTGGTAAAGTAGGAGAAGGATTGTCCTCCATAAAAGGTCTTGCTGGCGGAATAAGCGGTCTTGGAAAAGTAGTACTCGGTGCTATAGGACCACTGCTAGAGTCATTTTTTGCATGGCAAGACATCAAGAGCATAAAATCTGATCCAAATATGTCCGCCTCGGACAAAAAGAAAGAGATAGGAAACAGGGTCGGAAGAGCAATAGGATCTGTAATGGGATCGGTTGGAGCCTCCGTAGCACTCGGTCCTGCTGGACCTCTTGTTACCGCAGCAATGGATATGGCTGGAGTCGGTCCTGGAGCATTCGGAGAATGGCTAACAGAACAACTAGGATCAGAAAAAATGTATGACCTGGCTTCTTCTGTTATACCTGCGTTGCAGATAGATTCAGCAGGAGAATCTTCAGGGGATATACAACCTCAAGTGGGTGTAGACGGAAAATTGGTTGCGCCTGCTACAGCAAACACAACTGTAGGAAAAATGGTAAACCAATACAACGCAGAGTCTGAAGCACTCACAGAAGCACAAAGCATGGCAGCAGGAATGGGGACAGCGACTCCTACAGCATCGGTATCAAACTCATCCGTCAATACTCGCGTCAGCAATGTGACCAACAACTTCAATGACGACCTGAGAATCAGAAACAATGAAGCCACATTCAAGACGATGAAAATTAGCGCAATGACACTGTAAAAAGAAAGAGGCGCACCGAAGTGCGCCCCTTGCTGCGAAACCGAAGGCTGCTAGTATTTAGTCGTCACTAGCCAACTTCTCAAAGTAAGAGAGTGCATCCTCTGTGTCGTCGTCACTGCTGACGGCTTCCTTCACAGGACTCTTCTTCGGGGGCTGCGGAGCAGCCTTCTTCGCAACTGGAGCAGGAGTCTCGTCTTCGTCATCAAACGAAGCCTTTTCAGCACCACCCTTTGCTTCAGCCGAATCAGCCGTTGCGCGGATGTTGCCTCCAAGCACCATTTCAAGACGAGCCTTGAGTTCATCATAAGACTTGAAAGACTTCGGATCGGTGAACTCCTTCAGGGAGTGTTCCGTCTTCCACAACTTCTCAAGCGCAGCGTCATCGCCACCAAGCAGAGCAGAAGGGGCAGCGAACTCGCTCTTGTCGTAGTTCGTGTATCCATCCACCTGACGAATCTTCAACTTGAAGTTTGCACCCGACCAAAAATCAAACGGGTTCAGGGGCTTCTCGTCTTGGAACTGAGGATTCATTGCTTCCTGAATCTTCTCAAAAATCTTCTTGCCGTACTTGAACAGGAACACCTTGCCCTCGTTCTCGGGGTGCTTGGGGTCGCTGATCACAAGAATGTTGCTGACATAGGACAACTTGCGCTTGCGATCACGGGCAATAGCCTTGTCCTTGTCCGAACCCGTGTTCCACAACATGGAGTTCATCTCACTCACTGGATCCTTTAGACCAATGGTCGTGAGGGAGTTCTCAATGTACCAACCGCCTGGTCCACGGAAGCCGTGATGCCACACACGCGCCCACGGCAGGTCTTCGCCATCGGGCGCGGGGAGGAACCGAATCTCCGCGTAGCCGTTGCCAGTCTTGTCAGTTTCAGCCCTCCAAAGGCGGTCGTCTTTGTAAGACTCCGACTTCTTCGCCATCTTGTCCATTTCTGTGGCAAGAGTCTGATAGGCGTTCTTTGATGCAGTCTTCATGTCCTTAAAACCCATAGTTGTCTCCTTGTACTAGGTGTACGCTGTGTGTTAATGTGTTGACGAACAATTCAGTCACAGGTATGTAGGTAAGATACCACAGACTCCTGTGTAGTCAATGGTCAAACAGGCAGTTTGGATTTTTTTGGAAGCAGGTTCAGTTCCTGCCCTTCAGCCTTGATTTTTTCAATGATAGGCTTGCTCAAGAATTTGGCGGCTATCTGTGGCTCAATACCAAACCGCTCACACACGGCTATGACCGCATCAATATACGAAACTTCGTACTTCTTCACATGATTCTCTACCTCACGAGGAAATCGTATGTTGTTGATGTCCATATCAGCCTTACTTTCTAAAGTATACATAGAAGTGGTATCCTTATTTAGTTTGCAGACCGCCCAAAGACCACGGAGAATCCAATGGGAGCGACCAGCGACAACTACGCGATTGTTACTAGTGGTACTACTTATACCATAGCCAGTACATTTGTCAATGATGCACATCACCAAAGAGTGCAGATTCTTTATGGTGAGACGGGGGCGGTCAGCGAAGTTACATCAGCATCGGGTCTTCCCGTAAACATTGTTGGCGCAGACTACGGCACCTTCAATGTAAATCTATCCAACTTTTCATACGCAAATCCTGTTCCCGTATCTATATCAGGAGCAACAGGAATATCTCTTTCGTTTGCTTCAGGAACCACCCTGAATGTAACGATTGACGGTGCATTTGATCGCTACGACTATCTGTCAAACAGCGGATACTACAGCCTAGCAACCACAATAGTAGGATTCGGAAATTCGGGCGATTACATTCCTATTGTCGGAGTTGAGGGTGGCACACTGATAGGAGTAACTGTTGGTACTGTAGGCATCACCGTATCATCACTTGATATAAGAAAACTGTACGGTGGAGTTGTAGGAAATACAAGCGGAACAACAACTGGAATTGATTATGTGGTTGTTCAGGGTATCTGCGGTGCTTATCCTGTAGGAATAACCACATCTTCTTCCATTCCTGTATCCATTGCATCATTCGTAGATATTGGAGTTTTTGGAGTAAGTGGAGCAACTGCTCTAGGAGTCACATTCGGAACAGTAAACATCCGAGGACTCACAGCAAATACCGACACAATCACCGTGTATGGTGGAGGAACTGCATCCACCGTGTCGGTTGGACTTTTTGGATTCAGTGGAGCCACCGCCACAGAACTGTATTCAGAAAACAATGCTCTGAATGTAAACATTAAATCATCGGCTGGCATCACGGTAAGCGGTGCGAGTTTCGGAATCAGAAATCTGTCCTACTCATCGGACACCATTACCGTAGTGGGTCAGGGCGCAGCAGATACGATGACGCTCAGTACAGTTCCAACCTACATGAACACCGTCATGAAAAACGGAACTCTGACAAGGGTAGGCGGAGAAACTGGAAGTGGTTGGTCTGGCTCGGCAATGAATGTTTATCTGGTGAATTCAGGTTTCTCATTCAATGCCACGGCTACATTCAGCACTGGAATAGGAATTTCTCAAGCAGCATACAATCCCGTACCCATTCACGGCTCAACATCGGCAGTGAATGCAGTATGGGTTTCGGGAGATACCGCAAACGGTCCTGTCTCGGTGAAAGGATACTGTGGAGGAAATCTTCCAGTATACATTTCTCAGTTTGATACCAATCTATCAACCGTAAGTGGAACAATAAACGGAACTCTCGGGGGCGTAAAAATCAATACAGACTTCTTGGCTGCAATGAAGAAGG